CGATTTCGTCGCGGACGACACCTTCGCTCGAGGCGGCGCCTCCAAGCAGAACGGTGATGCACGCGGCTTCTTCCCCAACAGCAATATGAACCCGTAAGGAGCCACCAATGGCTACCGCACTTCCCACCACCTACTCGACGCTGGCCGACTGGGCCAAGCTGCAGGACCCGGACGGCTCGATCGCCCAGGTCGCCGAACTGCTGTCGCAGATGAACGAGATCGTCATGGACATGCCGTTCATCGAAGGCAACATGCCGACCGGCCACCGCGGCTCGGTTCGCACGTCGCTGCCGACGCCGACCTGGCGCCGCCTCAACCAGGGTATCGACCCGGCCAAGAGCACCTCCTCGCAGGTCACCGACACCTGCGGCATGCAGGAAGCCCTCGCGATCGTGGACGTGGCGCTTGCCGACCTGAACGGCAACAGCGCGGCGTGGCGCCTGCAGGAGAACAAGGCCTTCATCGAAGGCATGACGCAGGACATGGCCGCGCAGTTGATGTACGGCAACAGCGCGACCAGCCCGGAAAAGATGATGGGCTTCACGCCGCGCTACAACACGCTGACGACCGGCACGTCGCAGACCGCGAACAACGTGGTCAACGGCGGCTCCTCGGCCTCCTCGACCTCGACCTCGATCTGGCTGGTCGGCTGGTCCCCGGACAAGATCACCGGCATCTTCCCGAAGGGCAGCAAGGCCGGCCTGCAGGACCAGGACCTCGGCGAGGACTGGGCGTTCGACCCGAACTCCAAGCGTTACCGGGCTTACATGACCCGCTACGTCTGGAAGGCCGGCCTGCACGTCCGCGACTGGCGCTACTGCGTTCGTGTCGCCAACCTCGAGACCGGCTCGGGCACCGCGGGCTTCACCTCGTCCGCTCCGGTGGACATCGTGGACTGCCTCGACCAGGCGATCGCGAAGATCCCGAACCTGTCGGCCTGCCGACCGGTTCTCTACATGAACCGCAAGTCCAAGAGGTTCCTGAACAAGCAGCGCAACTACGGCGTCGCCGCGTCCAGCACCGTCAACCTGACCACGATCCGCCGCACGGACAGCGGCAGCCAGCGTGGCGTGATCCAGCGCTACGAAGACTACGATGGCATCCCCATCAAGATCGTCGATCAGATCCTCAACACCGAATCGACGATCTCCTAACGGATCGCGGAAAGGAACACTCCCATGTCGTATCTGGACAACAACGCGGTCCTGTCGGACGCCCAGGCGGTCACCTCGACCGCCGCCTCGACCAAGTCGTATGACGCTGCCACGGCCCTTCGCAACATCGGCTCGGGCAACGAGATCGACCTGGTCATCACGACCACCACGACCTGCACGGCGGCCGGTGCGGCCACCGTGACGTTCGCGCTGCAGGACAGCCCGGACAACTCGTCGTTCACGGACGTGGTCGTCACGCCGGCCATCGCCAAGGCGACCCTGGTGGCGGGCTACGAAGCCCTCCGCATCACGCTGCCGCGCACGCTGCAGCGTTACATCCAGGTCAACTACACGGTGGCGACCGGCCCGCTCACGGCCGGCAACTTCACTGCGTACCTGACCGAGGATCGTCAGGACAACGTCGCTCGCCCGAGCGGCTTCACGGTCTAACCACAGGAGACTGAAGCATGGCTGCCCCGATCAAAACCGTTGGCCAGGTCGAACCCCGACTGGCCGTCAAGAAAGGCGACCGGGTGCGCCTGCTTCTTCCCCTGTGGGACGGGACGCAGCGTTTCGAGGCCGGCGAGGAAATCGTCTGGACCCTCGAGACGCCGCCGACCGTCGAGCAGGCGTGCTTTGCCTCCGACAAGGATACGCCGCTCGATGCCCCCGCCATGACGGACGGTCGCCCGCCCGAGGGTTACATCGACCCCCGGACGGGCCAGCCCTACGTCGCAGCCCAGGCTGTGTAACCCAAGCGGGGCCGGTCTTCGGATCGGCCCCGTTCCTTTTTTGAGGAGCCGACATGGCCAGCATGGAACTGACGGCCGAGCAGTCTGCCGAGAGCATGGCGCCCGAGCCGTATGTGCGGCGATGGGCGATCGGTGAGACCTACCTGTCGAAGGAGGCGCTCGAAGCCCTGGGCATCGGCGACCCTCTCAAGCCGGGAAGCATGGTGCGCCTCATGGGCATGGCGATGGTGACCTCGTCCGCGCTCGACAGCGAGAACGAGAAGCCGGGCGGCATGTCGCTTCAAATCTGCGACCTCGAGGTGCGGCCGGAAGCGGCCAGCGCCAAGGCGATGTTCCCCAAGTCGAAGATGGAGGAGTAGGCCATGCAGGCCACGCTTATCAGCGCGCCGAGCGCCAACTTCACCCGGCCGGCCGACACCACCCAGTACGCGGTCGGCGACCTGATCGCCAACTCGACCACGGCCGGCTCGGTCGTGCCGCTGTCGTGGATCCCGTTCCCGGTGCGAGCCGGCGGCTGGATCACGGGCGCCCGTCTCCGCATCGACAAGAGCGACGTGACCAGCGCGCAGTTCCGCCTGCACATCTACAGCGCCACCCCGACCTTCGTGACGGCCGGCGACAACAGTGCCTTCTCGACCGTGGTCGCGACCGGCTACGCCGCCTGGCTGGCCAGCTACGACGCCACGCTGGTGGCGATCGACGTGGCCGGCGTGTCGGGCATCATGGTCCCGACCGAGGGGCTGGTGCCGCCCCTGAGCATCATCCAGGGCGCCACGATCTACGGCCTCCTCGAGGCCCGCGCGACCTACACGCCGAAGAGCACGTCCGTCCTGACGGTCGAGCTTCTGGTGGAGGGAAACTGATGCCCGCGCGCATCATTGGCGTCACGCTCGCCCAGCTGGGCCGCGTGCTGGGAATTGCGTGGGGATCGTACACGCCGACCGTTGCCCCAAGCGGCGGCGCGATCACCACGTCTTCGGCGACCGGCAACTACATCCTGCTGGGCAAGATCTTCATCTTCCGCGCTCAGATCACGGTGACCACGAACGGCACCGGCAGCGGCACGCTGAACTTCACGATCCCGACCGGCATTACGGCCAACGGCCTGCAGTGCATCACCGGCCGCGAGAGCCTCACCACCGGCAAGGTGATCAGCGGCACGATCTCCAACGGCGCCAGCACGTTCACCTGTACGAACTACGACAACACCTACCCGGCGGTGGACAACACCCGCTTCAACATCGGCGGCATCATCGAGGTGGCGTAGCCATGTTCTCCGTCGATACCGTGGTGGTCAGCACGCTGGCCGAGTTCAAGGCCCTGAACATCCGACCCAACCAGGTCGTGGCCAAGGGCAAGGATTCGGTCGGCGATGGCTGGGACGGCCAGTTCTACTGGAAGGCCGGCGACACCACGACGGCCGACGACGAAACCGTCATCCAATGCACGCGCGGCGAGGCGGGCCGGTATTTCCGGCTGAACCAGCGTCAGCCGCACCTCGCGGTCAACGGCGCACTGGCAGGCAACGCCACCTTCAGCGTCAACGGCTACGCCTACATCGGCAGCCCGCTGGCGCAGGACCCGGCCTACCTCGGCGGCATCAACGTCAACGCCATCACGAAGGCCAACCCCGGCGTTGTGACGACGACCCTGGCCCACGGCCTGACGACCGGCCAGCAGGTCACGTTCACCATGCCGAGCGGCATGACGGAACTGCATGGCGTCACGGCCACCGCCACCGTGCTGTCGCCGACGACCTATTCGATCGGCATCAACACGACCAGCTACAGCACCTACACCGACTACGCCACGAACCACGGCCGGGCCGCGCCGGCCGGCACCGAGCTTGCCGAGGTGAGTGGCCTCACGATCCGAACGGACAACGTGGGCGGCGGCGGCATCGTCATCCGAAACCGGCTCTACACCGGCCTGATGTACCAAAACTTCGCCAACGACGCGGGCGACATTGAGGGCGGGTTCCAGCAGAACGGCACCGGCAACTCGTCTTTGGCGGGCAGCCGTGCGTTCAACATCTACTCCAACTATGGCGACCTTGGCATCTACACGCAGATCCAGGGCACGCCGAACAACGTCGTGCGGATCATCGGCTCCAATACCCCAGCATCCGAGGGTTTCGTCGGTATCGGCACGACGCTTCCGACCAGCAAGCTGATGATCAAGGGCGCCGACAGTTCGACCACGGTCGGCATCTCGGTCTACCGCGCCGACCTTGCCTACGGCTATGCGCTGTCGGAGGTCTCGAGCGGTGGCAACACCTCGCTGTATGCAATCGGTTCAGGTTCCACCCTGATCCTGGGCGGCGCCAGCACGACCGGCCTGACGCTGTCCTCGACCGCGGTCAATGCCTCGCTGCCGGTCTACACGATCGCCGGCACGACCGGCGCTGCGGGCTTCCGCGTGCCGCACGGCGTCGCCCCTACCGCCCCCACAAACGGCGACATCTGGACCACCACGGCCGGCATGTTCGTCCGCATCAACGGCGTGACCAAGTCCGTCAACCTGACCTAGAGGAGAAGACCTTGGCCATCCAGATGTCGGCCCGCATCCATGCGTCGGAGGCCGTGCCGCCGGTCCCCGAGGCCTACCTGATGATCCGGCGCATCGATTGCGATCGCCTGCAGGGGACGCTGACGCTGCACCTCGCGGTGTTTGCCTCGGCCGCCGATCGAGACAAGGCCCGCACCGCCTTCTTCGACACGCGCCGCGCGCAGGCCGACGCCGCCGCCGCGTTCGCCGAACACAGCAAGGCGCCCGACGAGCTTTCCCGGCAGATCGCCGCCGGCAAGCATGCCGAGGCCGAGATTCGGTTCCAGGTGGCCAAGACCGCCCTCGACCAGTCCCAGATGTTGGCGCCGTTCGGCATGCTCATGGCCGTGCCGGTCCCGCCAGAAGACATGGCCGCCTGCTGCGACGACGCGGGCAACGTGACGATCGACCGATGCTACGCCTGGCTGTCTGCCCAGCCGGCCTATGCGGGCGTGCAGGTCTGACCGGCAGGCGATGATGGGCTGGAAGGACTTTCTCTCGACCTACGCCGAGACGCTCGGCGTGTCGGCCCTGTTCGCCATGCTGTCTTCGGGCATGCTGCTGTGGATCGGGTCGGAGCCAATCACGAAGGGCCGCGCGCTGATGATCGTGGCCGCCGGGCAGCTGGTCACCGGCATCGCAACCGCGTTCGTCCACGGCTACCTGCAGTGGTCGATCTTCGTGGCACCGGCCGTCGGCGCGACCTGCGGCCTCGTCGCCCTGCCGGCGATCTGGACGGTCGTGAAGGCCGGCCGCCGGGTCGAAGGGCACGCCGACGAGATTGCCGACAAGGCGATCGACAAGGTGACGAAATGACGTGGCAGGACGTGCTGACGGCCCTGCCGGGCCACATGGGCCTGGGCTGGCAACTGCTGTGGGGCATCATGGCCTTGGCCGCCGCGGCGATCATGTTCGTGAAGATGATCGTGAACGAGCCATTCTCGGCCCTACTTATCGCACGGGTGCTGCTGGGTATTGGTCTGGTCCTGATCCCCTTGCAGATGCTGCAGCCGGGATGGCAACCGTGGGTCGATGCGTTCGTCGCCTCGGGCGGGTTCCTGTCGGCGGTGCTGATCGCCACCGGCTGGTGCCAGCGTGAGGACCACTCCCTGACCATGACCCGCGCCATTGCGCGCTGGGTCGCCCGGCATGGGTCGGCCGCCATCCATTGGCTTGCCGGCGAGCGGCAGCATGACCGCAAGAAAGAGGACGCACTGTGAAACTGAGCGACCAGGGCGTGACCCTCCTCATCGAGCGGGAGGGCATGGAAAAGCGCGCCTACACCGACACCAAGGGCATCTGGACGATCGGCGTGGGCCACACCGGACCCGAGGTCTACGACGGCCTCTATTGGACCGAGGACCAGTGCCGCGAGGTCTTCATCAAGGACGTGGCCCGGTTCGAGAAATCGGTGAACGACTGCGTCACGGTTCCCCTCGAGCAGCACCAGTTCGACGCTCTGGTGTCGTTCGCCTTCAACTGCGGAGAGCGGGCGCTGCCGCATGGCGGCGCGAACGGCGGCCCGTCCAGCATCCTGTTCAACCTGAACCGCGGTGATTACGCGGCGGCGGAAAACGCCTTCAATAACTGGATGGCTGACGCCTCGGTACGGACCCGCCGGGCAGGGGAGCGCGAGCAGTTCGCCGGCCGGCACTTCCAGGCGCGTTACCCGTGAGCCGCGCGCTGGCGATCGGCTGTGTCGTCCTGGCCCTCGGCCTCGCCCTGACGGGCACCCTGCTGAAGAAGGCATGGTCGGCGAACGGCGCCCTCGAGACGAAGCTGGCCTCGGCGCAGGCGGTGATCGACCAGCGCGAGAAGGACATCCGCGAGAACGCCAAGGCGGTGGCGCAGCTGGCCCAGAAACTGAGCGACACCGAGAGCAAGGTCGTCACCGTGACGGAGAAGATCTATGCGGCGCCAAGGACTACGGCTTGCCCTGACCAGCCTGCTATCCGCGCTGCCATTGGCAGCCTGCCAGACCTCTACGCCAACCCTGTACCGGCCGGCGATCGACGCCAGCCTCAAGTTGCCCTGCCAGCCGCCCGCGCCGCTGGGCGAGCCGACAACCGATAACGAACTGGCCGCGTTCATCGTGCGCCAGGCCAAGGCTTTCGTGGACTGCCGCGACCGGCATGCCGCGCTGGTCGATCGTCTCGACGCTGACGGAGTGAAGTAATGGCCGTTTCCGACATCCTGGTACTCTGGCAGAAGGCGCTGACCGACATCGGCGCCAAGTCCAACATCGCGTCCCTGACCGAGCAGTCGGCCGAGGCGGCGGCCTGCGCCCTCAACTACGAGGACACGGTGCGCGAGCTTGTCCGCGCCGCCGACTGGAACTTCTGCCGGCGCCGGGTCGTGCTGTCCCAGGCGACCTCTCCCGCGCCCGCGATCCAGCCCCAGTCGTGGGGCTACACCTACACCTACCCGACCGACTGCGTGGCCATCCGCGGCTTCGACTTCGGCGTGCCTGTTCGCTACTTCCCTTACAACGAGGTGCCGTGGGAGGAGGGCAACGACAGCGCCGCGGGGCGCGTCATCTACATGAACGAGATGCCGGTCGCCAGCACCTCGCCCGTGCTGGTCTACTCGGCCTACACGTTCGACAGCGCGGTCGGGACCTGGGAGGCCTACTTCGACGCGGCGTTCCAGAACGCGGTCGAATGGGCGCTCGCCTCGGCAATCGGCCCGGCACTGGGCGCCAGCGCCCGCGCCATCCAGCGCGCCGACCAGCAGGCCGAGGTCCAGCGCCAGCGTGCAATGGCGTCGAACGGGAACCAGCAGTCGCCCTCGAGCATGGACCAGGCGCAGGCCGAGAGCCTGCTAGTGCGCGGCGCGCTCGACCCCTACCAGATGCCCTACCCCTCGACGGTCTGACATGCCGAAGACCATTCAGCCGTCCTTCGCCGCGGGCGAGGTCTCGCCGCTCCTCTACGGGCGCGTGGACCTGGCCAAGTACCGCGTGGGCCTGAAGACCATGCTGAACTTCTACGTCCACCCGCAGGGCGGTGCGTCGAACCGCGCCGGCACGCAGTGGGTGGGCGAGATCATCGACAGCGCCAACATCGGCCGCCTGATCCCTTTCGAGTTCAGCACCATCCAGACCTACGTCCTCGAGTTCGGCGACCTGAAGATGCGGGTCATCAAGGACGGCGGCTATGTCCTCGAGGCGGCAAAGAACATCACGGCGGCCACGCAGGCCAACCCGTGCGTGGTGACCTCGGCCGGCCACGGCTACAGCAACGGCGATCGGGTCTACGTCACAGGCGTTCTGGGCATGACCCAGCTAAACGACCGCTACTTCACCGTGGCCAACGTGGCGGCGAACACGTTTGAACTCTCGGGCGTCAACTCGACCGGATACACCGCCTACTCCTCGGCCGGATCGGTGGCGCGCGTCTACACGCTGGTCTCGCCCTTCGGCATCGCCGACCTGCCGATCCTGAAGTACGAGCAGAGCGCGGACACGATGACGCTGACGCATCCGCTCTATGCGCCGCAGAAGCTGACCCGCACCGGCCACACGTCATGGACGTTCACCGCCATCACGTTCGCGCCGACCACGTCTGCACCGACCGCCTTCGCCTCGTCTGCCGGCCCCGGCCCCTATCCCTACGCGATCACCGCCATCAACGACACGACGGGCGAGGAGAGCCTGCCGCTGATCGGGCCGGCCGCCACCCGCACCTCGACCATCACCTGGACCGACGTAGCGGGGTGTTCGCTCTACTACGTCTACCAGTCGCAGAACGGCACCTACGGCTTCATCGGCCGCAGCGGCACTGGCGCCACCGGCTTCACCGACGCGACGATCACGCCGGATTTCTCGATCGCCCCGCCCAGTGCGCGCAACCCGTTCCCCGGCGCCAGCGACTACCCGTCCTGCACGTCCTACTTCGACGGCCGGCAGTGGTTCGCCAACACGACGAACAACCCGCAGACGATCTGGGGGTCGGCCTCGGCCGCCTTCACGAACATGAGCGTGTCGCAGCCGACGAAGGACAACGACGCCATCACCCGCACGCTGGCCAGCCGGCAGGTCAACGCGATCAAGCACATCGTGGGCTTGACCAACATGATCATCCTGACGACCGGCGCGGAGTGGAAGGTCTCGGCGGGGTCTGGCGACGTGGTCACGCCGGCCCAGTTCGTGGCCCGCCCGCAGAGCTACAACGGAAGCTCCGACATCCGGCCGCAGATGGTCAACGCCACGCTGCTGTATATCCCGCCGTCGAAGATGAAAGTCCGCACCCTGCAGTATGAGTGGGGTGCCGATACCTGGACGGGCAGCGACGTGTCCCTGCTGGCATCGCACCTTTTCGAGACCTCCTCGATCGTCAACTGGGCCTACGCCAAGGACCCGGACAGCATCATCTGGGGCATCCGTTCAGACCGTACCCTGCTGGGCTTCACCTACCTGCCCGATCAGGATGTCTACGCATGGCACCGCCACACGACCAGCAACGGCGGCTTCGAGGATGTCTGTGTCGTGCGCGAGGGCAACGAGAGCGCCGTCTACTTCGTGGTGACCAGGACCATCAGCGGCGTGACGCGGCGGTACGTCGAGCGGCTGCACACGCGCGCCTTCACGGCGCTGACGGCGGCATGGTTCCTTGATTGCGCTAAGGAGATCAACACCTCGGGCGCGACGGTCGAGGGGTTGTGGCACCTGATCGGCGAGGAGGTCTACGCGCTGGCCGACGGCATCGTGCGCGGCCCGTTCACGGTGAATGCCTCGGGCCAGATCACCCTGCCGGCGTCTGCCTCCTACAAGATCGTGGGCAAGCTGTACCCCAGTTGCGAGATCGAGACCCTGCCGATCGAGTTTCAGGACGGCGAGGGCACGATGCAGGGCCGCAAGAAGCGGATCGACCGGGTCATGGTGCGGCTGAAGAACAGCGCCGACAAGGGCATCACGGTCGGCTCGACGGGCGGGCAGGGGACGGCAACGCTCTACGCCACGAAGTCCAAGGACCTGGTGAACCCTCTGGCGACGGCGCCATCGACCAACCCGTCGCTAATCACCGAGGACATGCAGACCATTCCTGCGCCGTCGATCGATTGGCAGGGTACGGTGAAGGTCAGCCAGACCCAGCCGCTGCCGATCACCATCACCGCGATCATGCCCGATGTCTCTCCGGGGACTTGATATCCGGGTGGCCCTGCCATCCGACGCCCTCGACCTCGGCCCCAGGATCACTGCCGACGACCGGCGCGAGGTCGAGGCCATGAACGGGCGCGACCCGCGGATCGCCTTGATCGACGGCGTGGTGCGCTCGAGCGAGGCCTGGACGGGCCGGATCGACGGCCGGGTGGCCTGCATGTGGGGCGTCGGGCCGGGCGATGTCATGGGCTGGACGGGCGTCCCTTGGATGCTGGGCAGCGAGGCGGTGGCGGCCAACGCCACCATCCTGCTGCGGCAGTCCCGCGCCTTCGTGGAGCGGTGGCGGGGCATGTACCCGGTCCTCCGCAACATGGTCGATGCCCGGCATCATCGGTCGATCCGGTGGCTGCGGTGGCTGGGATTTGAGATCGGGCCGGCTTCCCCCCTTGGGAGGAATGGCCTGCCGTTCCACGTTTTCACGATGAGGGCTTGATGGAGATCGTCCGAAGCCGAGTGGCCGACGTGATGGACGCGCCCGCCTTCCAGAAGCTCGCGGCAGAGTATGAGGCCGAGGCGCTGATCGACGGCATGCCGGCGCCCGCCGCCCGTTTTGAGGCCTACGAGGCGCTTGAGACGGCCGGCATGCTGCATGTCTTCGCGGCCACGGTCGAGGGCGGCCTGGTGGGGTTCATCAGCGTGCTGGTGGCGTCCCTGCCGCGCTACGGCCGGCCGATCGCCGTGAGCGAGAGTTTCTTCGTGGCCAAGGAACACCGCAAGACGGGGGCCGGCCTGCGGCTCCTGAAGGCGGCCGAGAACGAGGCCCGCGCGCGGGGCTGTCCCGGCCTGCTGGTCAGCGCGCCGGCCGATGGCACCCTGTCTCAGGTGCTGCCGCGGGTCGGCTTCAGGGAGAGCAGCCGGATCTTCTTCAAGAGGCTGGCCGATGCGTGACCTGGTCCCCGAGGTCCCGCGCATTGCCGCAATGACGCCGGCCGCGATCGAGACGGTGCGTCAGGTCGAACAGGTCGCGCTCGGCCTGCCGCAAGTCCCGATCTTCACCGAACACGTCATCCATGCCGGGCTGTATTCCCGCACGGTCATGGTGCCGGCCGACACGCTGCTGACCGGCGCCCTGATCAAGATCGCCACCCTGCTGGTGATCCACGGCGATGCGCTGGTCTACGTCGGCGAGCAATCCTTCCGGGTGCAGGGCCACGCCGTCCTGCCGGCCAGTGCCGGCCGCAAGCAGGCGTTCGTTGCCGTGACGGACACCTACCTGACGATGGTCTTCCCGACGACGGCGACCACCGTCGAGGAGGCCGAGCAACAGTTCACAGACGAAGCCGGTATGTTGTTCTCGAGGCGTGACCCGGACAGCAACCGCATCACCATTACAGGAGAGTGATTGATGTCTGGAGGCATTTCCGCCACGACCCTGGCCGTCGCTTCTCTGGGCCTGACCGCTGTCGGCACCGGCCTGAGTGTAGTCGGCATGGTGAGCAACCAGCAGGCGATGGGCGCGCAGGCGAACTACCAGCGCTCGGTAGCCCTGCGAAACCAGAACATTGCTGAACAGAACGCCAAGATCGCCGAGCAGCAGAAGCAGGACGCCCTCGATCGGGGCAAGATTGCCGAGCAGCAGCAGCGGACCAAAACGGCCCAGACCCTCGGCACCCAGCAGGCGCAGTTGGCCGGGCAGGGCACCGACCTCGCCGGCAGCCCGACCGACATCCTGGCCGACACGTCACGCGCGGGTGAGTTCGACGCCCTGACGATCCGCAACAACGCCGTGCGCGAGGCCTGGGGCTACGACATGAAGGCGTGGAACCTGCGTTCGGGCGCTGGGTCCTTCGGCGCCGAGGCCGACTTCAAGGGAGGCTTCCAGCCGTCCTATCTCGGCGCGGGCGCGTCCCTAATTTCGGGTGCCTCGACGCTGGCCGACAAGTGGTCGCGCTTCCAGAGTTCGGGCGCCATCGGCGGCGGCGGAAAGCCCCTGCCTAACTTTCAGGAAACCTACTGATGGCCGTCATCCGCACCTACCCGGTCGGCGAGGCTGTCGCCCGCCCGGCCGCCGACGCAAGCCTCGCCGGTCTCACGATCCCGGCGGTCGGCGACCTCAATTCGTTCGGCGGCAACCAGGCCCGCGATCTGCAGGTTGCCGGCGCCTACCTCGACAAGGCCAGCGACAGCATCGGCAACATCGCCCTGCGCGAGGCCGAGCAGGTCAACGAGGCGGCGGTGCAGGATCTGAACAACCAGTTCATCTCTGCCCAACAGCAGGCCCTCTACACGGGGCCTGACGCCTACTACC